ATGGATACCGAAATCAGACCCCCAGAAGAATACGACGATCTTCCCGTACCAACCGAGAAGTTCGAGGACTTCTACAAACAACATCATAGTGTCTATGAACTCATGGCGACAAAGGAATGGAAAGAAATCTACTCCCACTACTACGAGTTCGACGCCTTCGAGCAGGAGATAATTATACATGAAACTGAAGCTCAAGTAAATGCGTATGACCCGCATCGGCAGCTTCAAGAGACGATTAAGTGTGCAAACAGCTTCACCTACTGGTGCCACAAGTACGTTAAGATCACACACCCGATTCACGGCTTGATTCCTTTTGTCCTCTATAAATACCAAAGACGAGTAGTAAGCGAATACACCAACAGATTCAACATTCTGCGAAAATTCCGTCAGGGAGGGCTGACAACTGTATCGGTCCTCTGGGCTTTGTGGCGATGTCTTTTTAAGACGGACCAGCAGATCATGGTCATGTCCAAGACCGACCGTGAAGCTATATCTGCTGGAGAGATTGCAAAGAAGGCAATGTACTACTTACCCAAGTGGATGATGCCAGACATGGGTAAGCACAACGAACACGAAAAACAATTCAGAGATACTGGTTCCAATCTTTGGTTCTACACCCCGGAAGCTGCTCGTGGTAAGTCTATCACGCTTCTAATCATTGATGAGGCGGCATTTATCGCCGATATGCAGAAGCACTGGAAGGCCATGTATCCGGTTATCGCAACCGGTGGTGCCTGCATCGTCATTTCTACGGTCAACGGCATGGGCAACTGGTACGAGGAAATGTACCACGAGGCCGAAGCCGGTGAAAATCCGTTCAACGTCATCGACTTACATTACAAGGAACACCCGGAGTATAACGATCCGATATGGGCCGCTGATACAAAGGCCAACCTTGGAGAAAAGGGTTGGAAGCAGGAGGTATTGGGTGAGTTCCTTGGCTCTGGTGAGACCTACTTCTCACAGGAGGCTATCAAAGAACTAACGGAAATTACAAAGGACTGTTTCCCGCTTCGTCAAGCATTTGCCAAATGGAGAAACATCGTCAAGGACCGCAAGGCCAGCGATTGGGACGAAGGGGCTTTGTGGATATTCAAAGAACCGGTCGAAGGGCACGAGTATATCATCGGCGTTGACTGTGCCGAGGGCATGGGTGAAACCAACGATAACAGTGCATTCGAGATTATCGATAGTTCGACTCTGGAACAAGTTGCCGAGTTCTATAGCAACCTTGTGCCGCCCCACATCTTCGCCCAGATATTGAACGAAATAGGTTACTACTATAACACTGCCTTGATCGTGGTTGAAAACATGAATCAAGGGGGTGCCGTACTGAGTGCTTTGCAGAATGATTTGGCCTACGACAACATCTACTTCGATGAGAGTAAAGGACGGCAAGGCATACCGGGTATCAAACCGAGCAGAACGGCCAGACCAATCATCCTTGAGACGATGCAACACAGGCTCATCAATAGTAGCGTTCGCATCAACAGCCACCGCCTTGTATATGAGATGAACACCTTCATCTACAATCCACAAAGCAAGAAGGCAGAGGCTCAGAAAGGTCGTCACGACGACGCAATCATGGCTATGGCCCTGGCGTTATTCGTCTGTGATTCCCGCATGAGAGGTATACCAATTGGGTCTCAAGTTCCAGAAGAAATGGTCAAGATATTCAAGACCGAGATATACGAGGAGATCAGAAGAGAAATTCTAGAGGGCAGACCGGAAGATTGGGCGACAAGTGGCGATACCTTCGACCCGATCCTACTTCCTGACCCAGAAACAATACTGCCAGGGATATCTTGGGATATTAGAAGGAAGAATGACAAACTACTAAAGGAGTTCGGTTGGTAATGAAGAACGAAACTATCAAAACCAAAGAACATCTCGTCCGAGCCTTGAATGAGTTGTCGTATCACAATGATGTCGGCGAAGTGAAGACCTACATCCAGAAAGCAATCACGGCATTAGAGACTGTAGAGAAACGCAGGGGAGTTCGTAGCCAGACTCCTCAACAAACTGCTGCCGAGAGATGGCAGTTCGACCTACAGCTTGGTTTGATAAATCCTTTCAACGCCAAGATGACGATGAAAACCTTAGACACCATGATTGCCGATGAGAATAAAAAACTGGCAGAATTAAGGAACAGACTCGCTGAACAGAAAAAGGGCAACTTGATGCTTGGCTAGTTCGGCATTCGCACGGACATAGATTTGAATCGGTATAAGTAACGCTCGAAGGCGTTCTCTGCCGATTCTAATTCGGATGGTAACAGGGTGTCTTTTACCTTCATCGGCTCTAATGTCAGAACGGGCAGAGGGGTATTCAAATCTAGATACTCTTCTATAAGGTTCAATCCTTTGCCAGCCAAAAACGTGTCCTTGGTTAAAACCACAGCCCCAGGTGTGTTCCTAGCCATTTCAAAGATTCTACGGAGACGGAATCTGTAGTATCTACTGGCTTGATCCGCCGACGTGTAGTATCGGTGAGAGAGCATTAGGTTTATGGAGGGTTTGGGAGAATCAATGAAGTAGATGAACTTGCAGAAACCGTAAGCGGGTTTCAAGTAGAAAGAATGGTTGTAGAAAAGCTGATCGCCGTAAATAGCTCGACTGGTATGATCCTTGTGATCTGCCCGACCAAGCAACATGATCTTCTCAGGCAAATCGTAGATGATACCCGATGCCCAAACCTGGATGCTGGGGTGGGCATTGAGAGTGTCGGCAAGTAGTTCGGCTCCTGCAAATATATGCGATACAACAAAAAGCGTCTGCTTCATAACTAAAATAGAGTAATTCTGCCTCCAAGCCTAATAGCTAGAGGAGACGTTAAACGGAAAAAAATACTATGCCTTGGTGGGATTATTACAAGTTATGGACCTACAGCTTTGAAGACGACCCTATCGCTAGACGTAGGAAACGTAAGCGAGCGGTGTCCGGTGCCGGCGTAGTTCTCCCCGATGCTATTCCAGACATCCGACAGGATGGTAGCTTCTGGGGCGGTGGACGTGGATTGATCCGTCTTCACGACAGCAACGACTTCATTGATCTATCGAGCATCACCAATCGCCAAAGCAGATACAAAGAATACGACCGGCTCCTCAACATAGCTGAGATCGACACAGCTATTACTGTGTTCGCCGACGAATCGTGTGTAGCTGGGTCTACCCTCATAGCAACTTTGTTCGACGGCTTCCTCCCAATCAAGACGTTGGTTGATAGATGGAAGCTGAAGCAAGAAGACTTCCTGGTGTACTGCTGGGATTTTGAGAAGAACGATTACACATTGGGCTGGGCATATGACCCAAGGCTCGTCAAGACAGCTAAGACCATGAAGATCGGCTTAGATGATGGCAGCTACTTCATATGTACCCCAGACCACAGAATTCTATTGGCTAGTCGCCGTTGGATTGTAGCTGGAGAATTGAAATACGGCGACCAACTAATGCCTTTCTATAGGCTCCAACCAAACATCTATCACAACGATCTGAAGATCAAACAGTTCCCACGCATATTCACCTTCAACGATGGTTGGAAACACCAAAACCAAATCATCAACGAATGGCGTCTAGGAAAGAGCGAAGGGCGATATGAGAGGCTCAATCGAGCCTGCCGCATGGCTACAGAGGGCCTTACGGCTAGAGAGATAGCCAAACTGATGGGACACCAATGGAAATCCATCGAGAGATGGTTCCACGAAGAGGGCTTCACTTTCAAAGAACTCAAACACCTGGGATCGTTGGAGAAGGTACGCAGAGTTATCAGTGTTTCGCCTCACGAGGAGATGGAAGTTTTCGATATGTCGGTGAGAGACCATGAGAACTTCTGCACCGATTGGGGGGTCATGCATAACTGCCAGAAGAACGACAAGGGCAATATATTCGAGATTGAATGCTCTAATGCCGACATAGCCGAAGACCTGAACTTCCTTTTCTTCCACCGTGAGATGTTGAACCTGAACCGGAACGGTTGGAAGATTGCCAAGAAGACCTATAGCATGGGCGACTACTTCGCCGAACTCATCATAGACCCAGATGAGCCAAAAAAGGGCATCGTCCGTATGATGGAATTGCCTGTGGAATCGGTCTACCGTATAGAAACCACCAAAGGCAGACTAGTTGAATTCCAACAGGGCAAGGAAGGACCGGATTACGACGCACTAACCAGGGCACCTATCACTCAGGCCACAGACGCTGAGTTGATACAACAAAAAGCCATTAGATTCACACCAGAAGAAATCATTCACTTCAAGATCGGTGATGATAGAAAAGACTTCTACCCATATGGTCGATCACTTATCGAACCTGCTCGTGGACCGGCCCACCAGTTGAGAATGATGGAAGACGCCATGTTGGTCTATAGATTGACCAGGGCACCTGAGCGTAGGGTTTTCTATATTGATGTAGGTCAGTTGCCTCCATTTAAGGCCGAAGCATTTATGGAGCGAATGAAGGACCAGTTCAGGAAGAAGAAAGTCACGTCTGGAAGAGGCGGCGAAGGTGCCAGTGCCGTGGATGAAAAATGGCACGCACCAGCGGCAGATGAAGACTACTGGATTCCAATTAGACCCAATGCCAACACAAGAATAGAGACGTTACCTGGGGCACAGAACCTTGGCGAGATCGATGATGCTTTATACTTCAGGAATAAGGTACTCATTGCTCTCAACTTCCCGCTCAATTACCTGTCGAATAGTGACCCCAACACAACCAGAATCGCACTATCCGCTCAGGATGTTCGCTTCGCCAGAACCGTCGAGAGATTGCAGGCTCACCTGGAGGATGGCTTCCTAGAGATCGCTATCCGCCATTTGCATCTGAAGGGCTATCCAGAAGAAGCCTACGAAGACTTGAAAATAAAAATGACACCGCCATCCGATTGGCGAGAACTGAGCAAGGCCGAAGTAACAACCAATAGAATCAACAACGCAAACGGCCTGAAGGGATCACTGCTGATGTCTGACTACGACATCTATACGAAGTGGCTGAAGTACCCAGAGGTAGAAGCCCAGGAGATGCTGGCAAGGATCAAGATACAGAAGCTCGAAGACCTGAAACTGCAAGTCCTCGCCCAGAACCCGCAACTATTGGGTATCGGCGTACCGGGCGGACAGGGAGAGGCCGAAATGGGGACCGAGACCGGTGGACCGGCCCCAATGCTGGCCCCGGATCAAGCCGGTACTTCGCCTACCCCTCCTGGTGGTGCCCCAGGTATGCCTCCAATGCCGCCGCCTTCACTAGATGGCGAACAACAAGGTCCGCCAAAGAAAAGCGGCATAACACTGCCGGACCCAGACCCGAAGGACATCAAGAAGTTCGACCTAGAGATCATAAGTCACGAGGAAGAACAGGATCGAGAAGAGATAGACTTCAGCAACATGTAATAACCAAAACGCCCGGCAAAGCCGGGCGTTTTTTATTCCTGTTCACCACTCAAGGCATCTGCCTTGGGTATACGCACTTCGTTGTCATCGTTAGGGAACTTGCCCTTATTAGTCTTCCGTGGCCGATCTACGCTAGCCGAAGGGTCGTCCTTCACTTCTTCATAAGCCGCTTGCAGTTCTTGATCTTCTTCTGCGAGCTTTTCTATTAGTGGCTCTATCTGGTTGCGATACTTGCTCCATACAATAGACATAATCTTGGCGAGTGGGCTTTCGGGTTGATCGTCCATAGCAAATGTAGCTACACTGTCGGGGTCGTCTTTTGCCACAAATGGTATATCCCCGCTACCCTCTCTAACACGCACGTACTGCTTGAATGTTTTCATAATAGCCTGCCTGATTTTAATCTCCGCTGCATACTATATAGTAATTGGCGTAACCAGTTTCCGTGAGGACTGCCTGCAAATAGACCAAAAATGGTAGACGCTAAACTATATACAGTGTCTTTGGAAGATCGATCAGGAGAACACCTTTATGAAGAGAAGACTCATTAAGTTTGACGAATTTGAGAGATCGGAGAAAGACTCCCTCTCAGCGAATGTGGTCGAACTGCAAGAAGCATCCGATATATTGGCTAGCGTCTTGGAGTGTGACGGCAATCTAGAATTGCGGTTTTTTGACCCAGAAGTAGTTACTTACGAGACTCAGGATGGAACATTCGTTCGTGCCGCTTACGTCATGAAAGAGGGTGCGATTGAGTTCTCCAACATTGAGGAGCTAGTAATTGACGAAGACTCCCAGCAAAGCAAAGCCAAGACACTTCTCAATGAGATGGTAGATGCTGTCCTCGAAGAGAAGAACCATGAAGCCGAGAATCTATTTTCTGAGTTCATGGCCCTGCCCAATGTACGTCAGACCCTAATAGAAGGTACTGTTCGCACCACGGTTACTAGAGGCACAAGTGGTCGCAAGGGTCCGAATGCTGGCAAGAAGATTGGCAGCACGGCAGCCAAGAAAAGTTGGATCACTCGCCGTCGTCACCAAAAACAGTTCCCCGGCCTATTCAGAAAAGGCCAGTTACAAAAGAAAGCCAAGAGAAACAAGCTATCCAAGACCAAGTACGGCAAGAGAAACGAGCGAAGATTGACCACTCGCATCATCGAAAGCAATCTACGCAAGCTGTCCGCCATGCGTCGTCTGACCGAGAATGTCTTCGGTTACATTGACTACAAGCACTATGGTCCGTTGGTAGAGTCTTCTCATATCCAGTTTGACGAGAAGGCCAATGCAACAACCATTTCTATTCCTTCCAAGGAAATTCGTCTAAAGCACCAGCTTGAGAAGTTCAAGTGGGATGTGTTGTCTGTTGACAACGTAGTTCATCGCATGGCCGCTTCCAAGCTATCTGAGAACAACGCTTTTGCCAAAGCAGTAGCCGAACTCAGGAAGTTCAACGCCCTCTCTGACAACACTGCTCTAGAAGAGACTCTAGAAAACATCGTCAGCCGTTGGCCGGGCGTCCTTTATCTGACTCAAGATGAGTTGGCGAAGAAGATTGCCGAGTGCCTAGAGGCAGTTGGTGCCACGAATTATGACGACAACATGTGCAACTTCATGGCCGAGGGCATTCTGCGAGTAGCACACAACGCATATGTCGATAAGGTCAACAAGATTTACAAGTGGGCCGGTGTCGAGCCTATTAAGGAAGCAGAAGACGCCTACCTAGACTTCAAGGAAATGGCAGAAAAGTTCTACCCATCGGTAGACGAATCCGCCAAGGCCGAGATGCAGGTATACGTTGATCTATACGAAGCCTTCCGTGATCTTCGCACCTGGGCTGTTCAGGAACGCAACGACGAACTGAAGAGTGACTCTGAGCATTTCTTGACCGAGTTGCTACAGGTCGTTACCCAGCAAGTCGCACCGAATACTGAGCTAGCTGCGGCAGCCGCCGAGTACCTCAGTGATTTGATTGAGACCAACCTGGATAGTGAAGAATGGAATGTATCGAACGCTGTCCACACCACAGTCAGCGGCGACCACCCAGCGATGGCTGAAAAGGCCAAGAAGGAGTACACGCCATCCAAAGACTTCAGTGGTGATTGGGGCGACACCGCTCCTGTGAGCGACGGCAAGAACTACAAGGGTAATCTGGCTGACCAGATGAGAAGTTCTGCATGGGGTAACTTGGGTGGTGAAGATACTTACCCGACCCTGAAGAACCCATACATCCCAGAGCCGTTCGGCGACTACAAGATCAAGGGCGAGAAAACTATCGAGGATGATTCCGACCTACTAGGTCATGTGAGTAACAAAGACACTTGGCCGGAACTCCAGAATCCTTACGTGCCTGATTCCGTAACTCCTCAGAGCTACAAGATGAATCACGGAAAGGAAAAGGATTTGGTTGTAGACAAGTAACAGGACTCTAACAGGAGAAACATGAAGATACTCAAAGAACATGCTGGAGTACCTGGAACTGTCTACAAGAACAGGCTAATCATCAACGGTTTTTGCGGCGGCATCTTGAATGAGATGGAGCTACATGAAGCCAAGGATGACCTGGGCCGAAACACACTGAGGTTTCGAGGCAAGTTTCAGGAAGCCGAAGCCATAAACAAGAACAAGAGAATCTACCCATACGACGTTCTTGATACCAATGTCAAGAAGTTGGATGAAATTCTCAAGAACGGCGGTCTAATCGGAGAATTAGACCATCCTGCTGATTCTATTATCCACTTCAAGGAAGCCTCCCACAAGGTTGCTAAACTCTGGTGGGAGGGCAAAACCTTGATGGGCGAGGGGATCATTCTCAGTACCCCATGTGGAAAGATACTACAGGCACTCATCAATGATGGTGTACGTATCGGTATCAGTAGCCGTGGTGTAGGCAGTGGGAAGGTTAATGAGGATGGCGTCCTAGTAATAGGCGAAGGTTATAAACTCATTACGTTCGACGCTGTGGCCGACCCAAGCACGAATGCTGCTTTCCAAGAGAGAGTAGTGCATAGCAAGAAAGAACATACTTCTTCAGATATACCGCACAAAGTAACTGATTCTCGCACCAAAAACGAGGACCAGGGCATATATAAGAACAAGGAGTTGTTACTAGCCTGCTTGGGCGGCATTATTAGAAAACATACTGGCGAAATATCAAAAGCGAGGTTGAGCTAATGGACAAGACACTTGTTGAACTACTAAGTAGCCTTCTGCCAAAAGAACATATCGCTGAAATCTCTACCACTGTCAAGACTATGTTGGATGAGGCGAAGGCTGAGATCGAGGCCGAAAAGGAGAAGGAATACGAAGAGAAGCTAGAAGCTGCATACGCTGAGCTAGCTCAGGAGATGAAAGAGGCTGAGAAGGTTGCCGAACAAGGCTACAACGAAGCCTGGACTATCATTTATGATCTACGTAATCGCCTAGAGACCCAGCAGGCCGAGTTTGAAAAGACCCTCGAAGAGAACTACGAGGAAGCCTATCAGATGCTCTTGGCAGAACGTGCCAAGAACGAAGAGCTTGAATTGAAGCTCTACGAAGATAGCCAGAAGAGATTGGCTGAGATGAAGGCTTACATCGTTGAGAAGCTCAACGAGTTCTTGCTAGTCAAGGGTCAGGAAATCTACGAGCAGGCCCGTCGTGATGTCCTCAGCGATCCACGTATTGCTGAACACAAGCTGGCCCTCGATAGAGTTGTTGAGATCGTTTCTACGTACCTCAGCGATGAGGACTTCAATGGTGCCACTTCTAGCAAGCTAGAGGAAGCCTCGAAGCTGGTCGAACAACTCAAGGCACAGCAGAGGATTCTTGAGGCCAAGAACATTAGGCTCTCTACTGAGAACCACAAGTTGACCGAGGAAGTTAGGAAGGCCGCTGATCTAATCACGGAATCCAAGACCACGGTTAAGAAGGAAGAAAAGAAAGAAGCAGTCCGCACGGCAAAGAATGTACAGGGGAGAGGTCAGATGTATACGGAAGGCATCATCCCAGAACCAAAGGGCGATGCTAAGAAGCCTAAGAAAGCTGAAGGCGACACTACACTAGTAGAGCAGTTTGGTGATGCTGCTCTCCACCAGATGAAAGTTCTATCTGGTCTCGCCTCCGACGAAGAGTAACCACTGTTTAGTGTGACAACACAGAGTAATTAGGAGAAATATGACTAGTAACGCAAAGTTCCTAAACGAAGCTCGTGAACTTGAGTCCCGTTGGTCTCAAACTGGTCTGCTAGACGGTCTAAAGGACAAGTATACCCGCTCCTGTACAGCCGTCTTGCTAGAAAACCAGAGACTCTTCAACGAGATCGCAACTGATACGAGCGACATTGCTCAGTTCAAGAGGATTTCTATACCGTTGGTACGTAGAATCTATCCTCAGCTTATAGCTAACAAGATTGTGTCTGTCCAGCCGCTACTAGGCCCAACCGGACTAGTATACTACCTGAGATTCAGATACAGCAGCAACAAGGGTGCCATCCGTGGTGCGGATAACAACGGTGGTTTCCCGGCTGACGACGCCAACTCTCTAATGCAGACCGCATCTGGTGACGCAAACCTAGATATTTTCTACAGCCACCAGTTCGTTCAGAACGAATCTACCAACACCGACGTTGGTGATGATACGGTCGCTGCATACGCTCCATTGGAGCATACTCCGGTAATCGCCGGTACTATTACTGGTACGGTGTACGATGGCACTACCGCTGTCCAGACCTTCGTGGTCTCTGAGAACGGTACGTTCACCTTCACCGATCTAGGAACCCCGACGAACAAGGCAACCGCAGGTTCGGTCAACGTCACCACTGGTGCCCTGACCCTAACCTGGAACAACGCTCCTGGTGATAACCACGTAGTCTTGAGCTACGAATACAACATGGAGTGCCAAGCCGATCTACCTGAGATCAATCTAGTAGTCGAGTCCGAAGAGATCGCTGCTAAGACCAGGAAGCTCAAGGCCGTATGGAGCTACGAGGCTCAGCAAGACCTACGCAGCCAGCACAACCTGGATGCCGAGGCCGAATTGACCGCTGTTCTAGCTCAGGAGATTAACCTAGAAATCGATCGTGAAATCCTCACGGACCTCCGTAATAACGCTGGTACGATTTCTAGCTGGGATTTCAACACGGCATTGGGTGACACCATCAAGGAGAAATACGAGTCTCTATATATCAAGATCGTAGAAGTCTCCAATGTGGTCCATAGGAAGACGCTACGTGGCGGTTGCAACTGGCTAGTAACTAGCCCAGAAGTTGCCTCGATCTTCGAGACCGCTACTGCTGGTTTCGCTCCAGCCCCGTCTGAGACCTTCACTAGCTCGCTGGGTATCCAGTACGTTGGTACGGTCAACAGCAGATGGAGACTGTACAAAGACCCGCTATTCCCGACTTCCCAGATTTTGATGGGCTACAAGGGAGATAGCTACATGGACTCCGGGTTCTTCTATACGCCTTACGTGCCTCTAACTCAGACACCAGTTGTGCTAGACCCAGAGAGCTTCTGCCCACGCAAGGGTATCCTAACTAGATACGGCAAGAAGTTGCTGCGTGAGGGATCGAAGTTCTACGCCAGACTGTCCATCGCCAACTTCGTGATCTAAGCTAGTCTAGATACGATAGAGTAAAAACCACAGCCCCGGAGCCGCAAGGCTCCGGGGCTTTTTTGTTATACGTAGGCCATGAGACTAATCAAAGGCATCACACGCTGGGTAATACTCACCAAGCGGCACGTCATCAAAATCTCGTCATTCTATAGCTGGAAGTTCTTTCTCATGGGTCTTCTAGCTAACATGCAGGAAGCCTTCCTTCAAAGTTAGAAAATCTTACTTCTCAGGTTTGAGAATGCAAGAAGCGTCACCATACACTTCCCACATAATTTCGTGTATGGTACAGCTAGGAGTCTAGCCTTGGGAATGCGTCTCCTGCATCTAATATATTTCATTTAGCTTCCATAATCAATCAAGACGACCCTGCCTCTATAGATGCCGAAGTTCGTTGGTTTCAGATCGAGAGGCAGGCCCTCGTAATGGGAGTAATCTATGTCTTGATTCCAGCAAATTTCTACTCTGGGCATAACCAGAAACCACCCTCCAAGGCAAAACATGGTGACGGTGCAAAGGCGTGGGTCGTGATGAATCTCCTCCCACCAGAAGGGTTTCCAAAGTAGAAGCAGTAGTCCTTAGTCGAAACGCCCCATTCAATTCTGAACAAAGTAGGAGGGGTAGACCGAAATTGAACTTGCCCATTTTCTGCGGCAAGCATCCCACGACAACATAGAAGGTGGAAGATTGATATTGAGTTCGCCCCCACACTGGACACAAAAAAGCCCGGCTTTCGCCGGGCTTTTTTGTTTACGCCGCCTCTCCCTCGACATAGTACGCTGGCCGGTGTGAGGCCACGGTAGCCTTGAACTGCCTCTCTCGCTGAGCCTGTTTTTCAGGCAAGAGATGGTACTGGTGAAGTGCTGAATCAATGAGTTCGAGGGCCTTGGAGCCGATCTGCTTGATTTTGGATAGGGTGCTGGGCTTCTGGGCAACTAGCTCTTCTAGAGTCACGATGTTCTGGTCATCCAGGGTCTCAATGACTCTTACTGACAAACCAAGTAACTCCAATTCTGCAACTGCATCTCCACGCTCGATCCCTTCTTGGACAGCCAACCTTGCTCTTTTGGTTCTAATCTTCATGGATATAGCTCCTTTCCTTCGAGGCGAGAACCTCCTTTCGTGAATGTAAGCTAACACAAATAAACAAAACTGGCAAGAGGGCAAAATGCATTGTATCAGGTCCAGCGAGTAAGGTAGAATCGGGCTGAAAAGGAGCAATTATGAAAGTCAATGAACTTATAGCTAAGCTGTTACTTTGCCCGCAAGATTTCGATATAGTCTTGGCGACTGTCGAGCGATTACAGGCCGACCGTGCGGACAGCGAGGATTTCCACATCCGCCTGAACCAGCCGATCAACCAAATTTTCAAGGACGAAAACGAAAAGGAAATTCTGTTTTTCACAACTGAATCTAGGATTGAAATTAGCCATCCGGGTGTTTCTGAGATTGTGGCTGACGCCACGATGTATCATAATGGAGTACGGCACTGCATCGGCGGACCCCCGATCTCTACGTTCCCGCCGCTATACGAGGGGGCCAACTCTATGCCGATGGCCCAGGTTCTAGAACCTGCGACAGACAGCTAACCGGGATAAACAATGAAAATCGAGGAAGATGTCAAGCTCGACTTCTGTGATGTGCTTATCAAGCCTAAGCGATCCCAGGCCCCCAGCCGATCT